TCTGTCAATGGATATGGCTATACCCCTTTCAAGGAAGATTATTTTGATTATGATTCTAAAACCATTAAACCTGAATTTTTGGAACGTCTAGAAAGTTTTATCTCCGATTGCAATAATGGTACATTGAAACCTGAAGATATTCTTTGTACTGAAGCCTATAAAGATGAGTTACGTCCTCTTTCTAAGGTTAACAAACCAAGAACTTTCCGAGTTCTTCCTTTGCACCATACTTTTATGGTTAAAGTTTGCTTAGGTAAGTTATTTGTTAACATTAGGAAGGAGATGTGGCACAACGGTATAGCCATTGGTATGAATCCCTACTTAGATTGGGATAAGTTGTACGGTATTATTGCAAACAATGATATAGTTTTTGACGGCGATTTTGGAAATTGGGATGGGGCATGTAATCCTCAAATTCAAGAACTCACTAATAAGGTTGTTATGTCTCATTATAAAGGAAAATACCCTCTCGTTTTGCGTGTTCTATTAAATTCAATTGTTCGATCTTTAGTTTTAGTTCAAGATGCTTTATATTTAACCACTCATAGTATGCCCTCAGGAACGTGGGTTACTGCTTTGTTTAATTCTTTTTTCAATCGATGTTTATCTGCTTTGTGTATTTTTAGAACTCTTTCTCGTGATAATTTTAATCCTTCCGTTAAACATTTTAAGTCCATTGTTGATTTTGTTTTAGGTGACGATAAAGTGTGCGCTGCTCGTGGAGAAATGGTCAAGTATTTCAACGCACTAGCAATGAAAGAACTGGCTGAAGATCTGGGAATGACGTACACCGACGGAGAGAAAGGAGAGATAACGGAACCTGGGAAAGATCTATCAACTATTGTTTTTCTTAAGCGACATTTTTATTTTCATCCTGTTCTTAAGAAAGTTGTAGGTCCGTTGTCTTTACAGACTCTTTATAACACCATGAAGTGGTACGATTCTTCCAAATTTGGATATGATGAAGCTATGTCAGGTAAGGCTACGGTTTGGCAGTATGAACTTTTTCTTCATCCACCTACCAATGCTTTAGTGAAAGAACCTGTTCTTGATTTTATGTCTGAACTTGGCATTCGCT